GTTGGGTTGACGCTAGTAATAACAAGGTCAGCCATTTTAAGAGGGAACTTTTCAGCATCAGATAAGGAAGTGTCTAACATGAACTGAAGCATGAAGTTAGACCGACCCATAGATGCTTCACGTTCTATGAGATCGTCACTAGAGAATCTGTCAGGGTCAGTTACTTCCCATTCTTTAGCACCATTATCTATATCTTCTTGTAGTTGAGGAGCTATTAATCCTTCATACTGTGAGAGTTTACGTGGGTATCTTGCTGGCCAAATGAACGGACGGTATGCACGCTCTGCCAACTTACGATAAACAGTAAAAACAGTCTGAGGAGTCCCGAGATAGCAAATACGGCTATCATCTTTGGGTGTAAGGATAGATTCGGCTTCCGTACAAAGTTGAAGAAGTTTTTCACGCATCATCTCCGTCATAGAGTTTCCAGGGACTTCGATATCGTCTAGGACCATCAGGTCTGCTCTGGAACCAGTAAGTTGTCCAGTAATACCAACGCTTTTTACGCTTGGAGCCTGATGAGGAGAACAAGCTACGTCGAAGGAGATTCGAGACCACCGACTGTCGTCTGATTTTGGTTGTAGGTGGGATAACCATGGTGTTTCAATTATTAGTTTTTGTAAGAAGATAGACATGTTGTCTGCACGTTCTTTAGATGCAGATATGATCATGATCTTCTTTTCTGGGTCTTTGAAGAGAGTCCACAAAACGAACGCACCAGTAATCCACGATTTACCGACTCCTCGGAAAGCTTGGATTTGTAGACGTTTAGGACCGTGTTGTAGATAGTCTGCAATTGAGAATTGTGCTCTTGTTGGTGGAGGTAGTTCAAGCTGTTCCCATAAAGCGGTCAGAAACAGCTTGAAATCGTCCTGTAGAGCCTCTAAAGGGTTCTCCATGTATGTTTTATCATGTTTTAATTTTTAGCTTCCTTCTAGCCCGTTTACTGGGTACTTGTAGACGTGCAATATCAAGACCTGTATTTGATAAATCTAAAGCAGCTGATATACCATCTCCTACAAGAGGTAGCCATCCAATAGCACCACTCAGAGCAGCAATACCAGCTTGATCTAATTTACCTTGTCTAAGATAGTCCCAACTTTCTTTACCAGATAAAGCAACGTCTAATCCAGGTATAAGTTTAGCTGCAGATTTAGCACCACGTTCAGCCATTAACTTAGTTATTTGTTTAGCTACTGTTTTTTGTACAGCGGAATGACGTAAGGCTTGAGTACCAGCTAATGTTCCAGCTCCTATAGCTGCACCTGCATAATTACCAGTAGCAACATTTGAACCAATTTGTAGAGCAGAATCTATAAGTCTTGTTTTACCAGTACCTGTAGTTATACCGTTTAACTTTCCGTTCTTACCATTTTTGCCGTTAACACCATTACCATTACCGTTGCCATTACCGTTGCCATTTATAGTTAATGCGTTTTTAGTATCTAATGGTTTATCTGATAAATAATTTAAGGTTTGAGCTTTGGTTAATTCTGGACCTTGTAGACGTATATAATCTCTAGGTGTAGCACCTATCATTAAATCTGTTTTCCATCTCTCATACTTCTTTCTTGGTACTAACCTACCTCTTGCACCTTCAGATCTATTAATAGTTAATTCTTGAGACCTAAGATTACGTGAACCATGAACACCTTTATCTGCTTGGCTTATAATGTGATCAACATCATGTGTTAAAGGTTCGTTTGCTTTATAAATAGCTTTAACTTTATCAAATTCAATTTTGTGTAATGCTTTGCCTCGTTCTTCACCAAACTCTTCAATATACATTGCAAGAGTAGGCGTGAGAGCTTTTTTATTAGCAGCTCTTCCTGCTTCATTAGCAAGTTTTATATTTAAATCATTTAGACCTAATAAACCTTTACCTTTATTATCAAAATAATGAATATCAGTAGGATCACCATTCCTAATAAAATAAGGGATTCTCTTTCCCTCTTCTTTCGCTTTCCAATGTAATAATTTGGCAGCTTCTCTTTCTTTTTTATTAGTTGGATATGGATAAAGATCTTTAGGTTTACTTCTTGCTAGTCGTTGTCTATTCCCTTGCATAAAAAAAGCCGCCCTTCCGGACGGCTACGAGATATTGACTTGTGGGTGTTATGTAATGTGACTAATAATTAGTCGTTCTCTCAGAGGGTTATGTCCATATGTCTGACGCATCCATCTGAGCCAATGACTGCTACCTTTCCCTTGATTGCACTTTTTGCAGGCGGGTACCAAATTGCTTGTAAGATCCTCTCCACCATTGGTTTTAGCTTTGACGTGATCGAGTGTAAGTTCATGAATTTCATAGTTATTTCCGCAATAAACGCATTGACAATTGAAGTGCTCTTTAATAGCTCTTCTCCAGAGCCGCTTAGCGTCTGAATTTGTCATGGTTATTAGGTTGTATAAATAGTGTTTAGGGGTAGGTAGTAGTGGGGTCATTTACGAATTTTGAGTCTGCTACGTCTGTTAATAGAGGGTTTTTGTAAGGTTGCGTCTTTAGCTTTCCTACTATTTTTCTTACCTGGTTTATGAGCTACATCGAGTCCATCACCATTACCGTAAGTACCTTTTTTTCTATTAATTGCATTAGCGTTTACTCTTAACTTCAGACCTTTTTTTGTTTTGTTATACGCTTTTTGTTGAGCTTTAAAATTGCCGTTAGCGTACTTAGCTCCGCTTGCCATAAAGTCTACTTTGTACTAATTCTGGATCTACTTTTGGCATTACTGCAGCAAGCTTAGAGAGTGGGTTGCCGTCATATGCAATACCGCTAATGTCATTAGTTTTAAGCCAATCACAGGCTGCTTTTAAATCTTGGGTAGAAGCTTCGCCACTTTTAACCCGCTTGAGGAATTCAGTTGTGACGAGATTATGTAATTCGTTAAATTGGTCTTCAGTGGCTTTCTTCATAGTTACGCCTCTTTCCAGATTTCTACTTGTGTATAAACTGAAGGGACACCGCTTTCATTAGCTCTATAACCCAATCCTGATGAAGCTCTAGCAGCAGAAGCATACATATTAACTTTAAATGCTTTAGAACCAGTAATAGTTAATCGACAGGAACCCTCTGCATGTCCCTGTTGTCCTGCTAGAGAAGTACTTGCTAATGACGATACTGTATAGCTATTAGCTACAACAGCACTATCGGTAACATTATAAATATAACCAAAAGCATACCCACATTTATAAAAAGGAATGCTATATTTAAGAAAATAAGTACCAGCCGCTAAAGTAAATTCATTATTACTGATACTTACAATCCCATCAGGATCAAAATCTTCAGTATTTAAAGCTCTTTGATGAGTTGTATCTGCAGTAGTTCCGCCTTCATAGGCATCGTGAGCTAATTGATTAGAGATCTTTGCATAAGATTCATATAAACCACTTGTACCTCCTCCTCCACTACTTGTCGGCTGCCATCTCCAGCGACCATTGACAAGTTTATGTTCCATTGTTGCTGGCATTTTTTACCCTCCGGGGAATAAGTTCTTCTTAATCAGTTCGACTGCCTTATCATCAATGGTGTTATCAGTTGTGCTGGCATAGGCTTCTAGTAGTTGTATAACTAATTCCTTAACAGCTGAAGAGCTGAGGAACGCCATGAGGACGGGTTTGATAAGTACGATCATTGTTTATTTAGTAGTTTTAGTGGATTTCTTTACAGCTTTAGCTCTAGCTTCAGCTTCTTTTTTATATTGTTCGCTTAAAGTGCTCATAATACATTTAGGTTCTTTTTGTTTAATCCAAGGTTTATACCAAGGTTTTGGTGGCGTTGTACATTTAATAACTTCTTTTTTTGCCTTTTCCCATGCAGCTATTGGTATAACATCACTACACATGCCAAACACACGTGTATTAGGTAATAGCATGAAGCCTTTTTGTTGTAACTCTGCACACTTCAAGACTCTGACTAATTCATAGTCAAGTCTCATCTTTTCTTCTTGTCTTGCAGCCATACTGCGACATCTTTCTAATCCTCTTTTATCCAGGGGAACCATGAAGTTAAGTTGTGCTCCCCAGTTTTCAGCCATTGTGTAACTAGATGGTCTCATACCATCTTCATCTATATCCCAAGGCTTTGTATGATTACCCAT